GGTCCCTGCCCACCGAATCCGGGGCCGCCCGCATACGTGCCGCCCGTGAACTCCTGCGTGCCGGAGCCGGACTCCCGCGCAGCGTGGAGGAGTTCGCGCGGCTCGCCGTAGCGGCCGGCCGCTTCCAAGACCGCACCGTACCGACAGGCCCGTGATGGGTAACCCGCAACCCCGAGATGGGAGCACGACATGAGTGACCACGACGACACGGCGATGGACGTCTCGGACGACACCGAAGACGAGCAGGAAGTCGACGAGTCGACCAGCGACACGGACGAAGGCGGCGAGGAGGCCGGGCGCAGCGAGGCACCCAAGCCGAAGCCGCCCGCCGGCACGCCGGACGCCAAGACAGAGGACCCATACTCGCCTCCGTCCGAGACGGAGTGGCGCAAGACGCAGGCCGCGCTGAAGAAGGCCAACGAAGACGGCAAGCGGCACCGGCTCCGCAACAAGGAGCTGGAGGAAGCGGCCCGCTCCAACGAGACGGAGCATGAGAAGGCGCTGCGTGAGGCCCGGGAACAGGGCGAGGCCCGCTACCGGGCGCCGCTGGTGAAGGCCGCCGCCCGTGCAGCCCTGTCGGAGGCCGGGCTGAGCGGAACCACGGACCGCGTCATGCGACTCCTCGACCTCGAGGCCCTCTCGGTCGACGACGACGGCGACGTCATCGGCGTGGACGGCGAAGTAGCCCGGCTGAAGCAGGAGTACCCGGAGTTCTTCCAGTCGGCGAAGCCCAAGCCGAAGCCGCGTCCGACGGCGGCGGACCGGCAGCCGGCTGAGGAGAAGCCGCGGTCATCGGCGGAACGGCACGCGATGAAGGTGCTGGGCCGCACGGGTTGACAATCGAAGGTATATTCATCACTAGGTGAATTGATCCGGTGATCGGATCGGCCGCCGCCCTTACTTGCGAAGGCGCCCGTGATGGGGCCCGAGCCTCAACCGCTTCCCCATCACGCGCCCGCAGGAGGGCTCCACCGTGGCACGCAACACCTATGAGGCATGGATCCCGGAGGAGGACTCCTCCGAGGTCATCACCCGCGTCAACCAGATGTCGGCCGTCGAGGCGCTCGCCTCCCCGGAGACGATGAGCTCCAACACCAAGTCCATCCCGCGGTCCGCGGGTGTCGGTGTGAGCCTGGTCGACAAGGGCGGCACGTACTCCGAGGACACGTCGACCAACGACGACATCACCCTCACGGCGAAGAAGATCGGCAAGGCGATCCGGATCGCCGAAGAGGACATCGACGACTCCCTCGCCAACGTCATCTCGACCAAGCAGAAGGACTGGGCGACCAGCTACGCCAAGTACCTCGACAACGCCACCCTCGCCGTCTCGGCGACCGCCGGCTCGAACGTCCCGTTCAACTCGGTCTACTACACGCTGACGCAGGCCGACTCCGGCGTCGGCTACACCGCCAACGACAACGTCACCGTCGCGTCCAGCGCGGTCACGTACAACAACCTGTCCGACACCCTGTCGGACGTCGAAGGCGGCGACTACTTCGACCTGTCCCGCATGGTCGTCATCGCCCACCCGTCCTTCCGCGGCGTGCTCCGCACCATCAAGGACGACCAGGGCCAGCCCGTCTTCGTGCAGGGCCAGGGCGGCGACCGCGGAACCCCCGACACCCTGTTCGACCTGCCGGTGCGCTGGTCGCTCGGCTGCCGGATCTCCGCCACCGCCACCGACGCGCCGACCGGCAAGCCGATCCTCGTCGTCGTCAACGCCGACTTCCTGCGCCTGGGCCGCCGCTCCGGCCCTGAGTCCATCTTCATCGACGGCCGCGACGGCCTGTCCGCGCTGACGGACGAGTCGATCCTGAAGATGCGCGCCCGCCGCGGCTTCGCCCTCGGCCACCCGAAGGCCGCCGCCGTCCTCGTCGGAGTCTGATCATGCCCCCGGCAAAGAAGACGGCAGCGAAGAAGCCCGAGCCCGAGGCGGAGGTCGCCAAGCGCTCCGCCGACGGCAGCGAAGGCACGCGCCACGTCAAGGAGTTCGTGCTGTTCGGGACCGCCCTGCCCGAGGAGGACGGCCCGGAGCACGACCCGAACAAGGTCGGCGTGCTGCAGGAAGCGATCCAGCGGGGCCTGCACCCGCGCGGCGACGTGTCCCTCGACGGCGTCGCCACGCTCGACGACGGCGTGTCCCGGCTGTTCCGGTACAGCGTCGAAGTCGTACCCGCGGCCCTGGATTCCGAGCCGCAGAGCACCACCACGCCCCGCGACAAGATCGAGGGCTGACGCATGGTCGACGCCTGGGCCACACCACAGCAGGTCATCGACCTCACCGGTGTCACGGTGAGCGGTGCCCAGCTGACACGCGCCCAGGCGTCGATCGAGATGTACAGCAACCGCATCTACGCCGACACCGACCGCATCCGCACCCGTGACGTGTACTGGCTGGGCCTCGCCGTGGCCTACCAAGCAGCCTGGGAAGCCGGCCAGTACGACCTCAACACCCGCATCAACGCCAACCAGGTCCAGCAGGACGGCGTCGTCGCCAACCTCAACGACTCCGCGTTGACGCTCGGGCCGCGGGCCAAGCAGGCGCTGCAGCGCTGTTCCTGGATGCGGGGCCGCACCATCCACGTGCGGTCCCCGTTCGAGGACGGGCAGCGCGGCTACGGCAACGCCCTGTCCGACGCCGACGACGAGCAGTTCCCGTGGGTGCCGATGGGGGGCGGCTGATGTTCCTGGCCACCACCACCGTCAGCATCCTCGGCGGCGCCAGCGAGGACGAGTTCGGCGATGACACCGACGGCACCACCGTCCTCGCCTCCGACGTTTCTGCCTCGCTGATCGAGGCGACACGCACCGCGATGGAGCCCGTCACCGGCACCCCCCGCATCATCCGCACCCACATCTGCCGCCTCCCCCCGGGCACGGCAGTCGACGAAAACACGCGGATCAAGGACGAGCAGACGAACGAGATCTACATCGTCGTCGCCGTCACCCGCAACGCCAACCCGGTCCTCGCACAGCCACTGCGCGCAGACCTGAAACGCACAGGACGAGCCGCCTGAAGGCTCCGACATACCGACCGCCCCACCGGCGCCGCGGCCCGTCAACGGCCGGCCGAGCAGGGCACGAACACCCGCTAGCCGTAGAGGAGGTGCAGGAGAGATGGGCGCTGCGTTCACGCTCACGGTCAACGCCGATTGGCCGAGCGAAGTCGACCGCGCAACCTCCCGCTTCCTCCGCGAACTGGGTCCGGACATCGAGAACGACGCGAAGCGACTCGCCGCCGTCGACACCGGCCTGATGCGCTCCCGGATCTACCACGAGGTCAACGGACTCCAGCTCCGCGTCGGCGTCCGCAACGTCAAGTACTGGATGACCGTCGAGTTCGGCTCCGGACCGCACATCATCACCCCCGTCAACAAGAAGGCCCTGTACTGGCCGGGCGCCCGGCACCCGGTTGCGCGCGTCAACCACCCGGGCACTCCCGTACAGCCGTTCCTTCGTCCCGCGCTGTTCCGGCGACGGGAGGCCCTCTGATGGCCACGACCCCGAAAGCGAACTCCGAACTCGTTGCCGTGGCGTGGCTTCTCGGCGCCGCAGGCATCCAGGCGGGGCAGGTCGCCACAACCCTGCCGACCGACACGACGGGCTGGGAAGCCAACGGATTCGTCCTCGTGCCCGCAGTGGTCGGCGGCTCCCCCCAACTGCACTACGCACTGCGTGAACCCGTCGTCCAGGTCGAGACGTGGGCGGCCAACCCGAACTCCGGCAAGCCACCGTGGGGCAAGGCGGCCTCCCTCTTCGAACTGCTCGTCGACGCAACCTACGACGAGTCGCGCATGCAGCGCACTCTCACGCTGCCGGCGGGTTACCCGCAGGCCCGCGTGATGACCGCGCACTTCCTGACCGAGCCCCGCCGGCTGCCTGCCGATGAGGCGTCCTATGCCCGCTTCCAGGCCGACCTCGCCCTGCACTGGATCACCCTCTAGGAGCCTGCCTTGCCGACCGTCCGCACCACCATCCAGCCCCACGTCGACCTCGACGTCTCCGACGCCGAGTACGTCGACCTGCAGCGGCAGGGCCTCCTTGTCGAGACCCCGGCGCCTGCTCCCACCCCTGCCGCCGCACCGGCCAAGAACCCCGCCACCGCGAAGAGCAGCAAGGAGTAGGTCATGGCGGTCACCACCACCAACCTGATCATGGGTCCGGCGGACCTGTACATCGGCAGCTTCGGCGCCACCGAACCCCTCGACACGGCAGTCAACGTCAGCCCGGCGGCGTCGTCGTGGACGGATCTGGGCGGCACGCAGGACGGCGTCAAGCTCAGCGTCGACCAGACGTACACGCCGCTCGAGGTCGACCAGATCGTCGACGAGCCCGGCGCCCGCCTCACCAAGCGCATGTTCACCATCGAGACCAACCTCGCCGAGCCGACGCTGGAGAACCTGAAGTTCCTCCTCAACGACGGCACCGCCGCATCCGGCTCCGGCTACAAGAGCTTCGAGCCGATCTACGCGAGCTCCGCGACGCAGCCCACCTACCGGGCCGTCATCCTCGACGGCTACGCCCCCGGCCAGATCCGGCGCCGCTTCATCATCCGCAAGTGCCTGTCCAACGACAAGGTCGAGTCCACCTACAAGAAGGACGCCCAGACCCTCTTCACCGTCAAGTGGCAGGGCTTCTACGTGTCCTCCGTCATCGCCCCGTTCAAGCTCATCGACGCCACCAGCTAGGGACCCCTCATGGCCAAGACATCCGCCGAGCGACCCGCACTCCCGCACGAGGACGACGAGATCTTCGAGATCACGACGGCCGAGCCGGCGGAAGAGGCAGAGGACCGCCGAACGCTCTTCACCATCGACGGGGAGAAGATCACCGTCCCCAAGGTCGTGGACGAGCGGATCGTGTTCCTCGCCATGAACTACATGCGCACCGAGGGCGCCCTGTTCGGAACCATGTACCTCACCGAACTGCTGCTGGGAACACCGCAGTTCCGGAAGATCGTCGCCCTGCTGGAACAGCGGCGCATCAGCCAGGCCCAGTTCGACAAGATCAGCGCCCGGGTGAACGACCTGTTCTTCCAGCGCACCAGGGGCGAGGCCGGCGAGGACGAGCAGGGAAAAGCTTCACCGGCTTCGCCCAGCGACTCGCCGACCACGCCTGGATCGTCGACCACTACGACGACCTAGACGCCGACTTCCTAGCCGTCTACGGCATCGACCTCGACCGCACCGTGGTCGGCGCCAAACGCTTCCTCGCCCGCGCCGTGCGACTCCCCGCCTACCGGAGTGTCGTAGCCGCGCGCATGGACGCCGAGCAGCAAGACCAACCCGCACCCCCGCAAGGCGACGCCACGCCCGACGTGCCCGTCGACGCAATGAACCTGCTGGTCCCCGGACTGATCGAACGCGCGGAGGTGTAACCCGGTGAGCTTCCTCGTCGCGTCCGGTCACGTACAGGTCGACGCCAACACCCGCGACGCCAAGAACGAGATCCAGGACCTGATCCGCGCAATGGGCGGGGTCAGCCCCACAGCGCAGGCGGCAGCCAACGCGCTCAAGGATCTCGGAAAGCGCGCCACCACGGCCAGCCAGTCCCTCGGCCGGATGGGGGAGCGGGCGGAGGACGCCGAGCGGGCTCTCGCCGGGCTGCGCGCCGTAGCCGGGGACATCCGGGTCAAGGCAGAACTCAACGACGAGACCAGTGCGGGCGTGGCCGCCGTCAAGGCCGCCATCCAGGATCTGAAGGCGCAGAGCCCCGTCCGTATCGATGTCTCTTTCGATGGGGACACGGCGCAGCTCCTGGCCACGGCACAGGCGCTGCGCGACCTGAAGGACAACGCTGGTGATGCCGGTCAGGTGCTGGGCTCCCTCGCGCTACGGGCCGCCGTAGCGGCAGCAGCCCTCAACGAGCTCGAGAACGCGGCGCAGGGCGCATCCAGGGCACTGCGAACGCTCAGGGGCCGAGCGGCTGCCACCGCGGATGCCATGCGGGATCTACGGGATGCGACGAGCCGGACATCGATGGCGCTGCGAACCTTCGGCAACCGCGTCGACGGACTCGATGGCCGCGTCTCAGCTCTGTCGGATCGCACCCGGACCCTGCGTCGCGACATGGACGACCTTGACGGGTCGGTGCGGCGGGTGGCCGGCGGCTTCGGTGCCCTACGTCCCCGGATCGGAGGGGTCGGATCATCTGCCGGGAGCACGTCGGGCAATATGCAGAAGCTGATGGCCGTGGCCATAGCCCTGTCGACGGCGCTGATCCCAGTAGGCGCCAGCCTGACAGCCATCGCGGCCAAGACCGTGGCAGCGGGCGCCGGTGTTGTGGCATTCGCAGTAGCCGTGGCCGGGCAGGTCAAGGATCTCGTTGCGGCGGCGCAGGCGCAGACGAAGTACACCGAAGCCGTCGACGAGCATGGGCGAGGCTCCAAGGAGGCGGCCGAGGCGGCGCTCACGCAGCAGCGCATCCTGGCGAAGATGCCGCCCGCCAGCCAGGAGGCGGCTGCCGCCCTGTCTGTCCTGCGGGAGGAATACCGGGGCTGGTCTGACGCGCTCGCCGCGGACACGATGCCGGTCGTCACCAAGAGCCTCGGCTTGTTCCAGGCGATGCTGCCGAGGCTCACGCCCACAGTGCGAGGCGTCTCGAACGAACTGCAGCACATGCTCGACGTTGCCGCAGGTGGCATGCAGACCCCCGGCTTCGAACGGTTCATGGACAAGCTGGCAGACTGGTCGGCCGGGGCGATCGCCGACGCGACCCGAGGCCTGGTCGAGTTCTCGCAGGCCCTCGACAGCGGCGAAGTCAGCAGCGACCTCGAAGAGTTCATGGACTACGTCCGCGCCAACGGCCCCCTCGTCGGCGAGACGCTCCGCAACCTCGCACGCGCCCTCACGAACCTCATCGTCGGCGCCTCCGACGTCGGCGTCAGCGTCCTGTCCGTGGCGAACGCCTTCGCGAAGATGGTCAACGCCATCCCCCCCGAAGTCCTCAGCACCATCCTGCAGCTCTACGCGGGGATGAAGCTGTTGAAGGTCGGCATGGCCGGCGTTGCAGCCGCCGCATCATCTGCCGCGGTCGCCAACCTGACGGCGTTCGTGCGCGCTGCACGGTTCGGCGGGGTCGGCTCCGCGATCGCCGGTGTGACGCAGCGGATGACGCTGCTGCAGAAGGTCGGCGGCAGCCTGGGCGTCCTCGGCATCGGCGCTTTCGCCATCAACGAACTGGCGAAGGCGTCACGCGGCGCACCGCCGGACGTCGACAAGCTGACGGCTTCCCTCAAGACCCTGTCGGCCACGGGCAAGTTCACGGGGGAGCTGAAGGCCACCTTCGGCGACATGGACGGCTTCGTCGCCAAGCTCGGGAAGCTTCGGACGGAGTCCGCGGCTCTCGAGAAGGCGGAGCCGTTCCTGGCGTTCTCCGGGCTGGGCGCGTTCGCCGACACGGCAGTCACGAAGCTCGACGACCTGGTGCGCGGGACGAAGAGCGTCGGCGCCACGAAGGACGACTTCAAGTCGTTCGACCAGGGGCTCGCGGCGATGGCCACGAACGGCTATGCGAACCAGGCGGCCGAGCAGTTCCGGTCCTTCAAGGCGGCGGCGCTCGCGGGCGGCATGTCCCTGAAGGACTTCAACGCTGCCTTCCCGGAGTACAACGCGGCGGCGGCCGGACTGAAGGCTGAGGCGGAGCTCGCAGCAGCCGGCATGGGCGTCTTCGGACAGCAGGCCCTGGCGACGAAGGCGAAGCTGGACGCGCAGAAGAGCGCGGCGGACGGATTGCGGGCCAGCATACTCGCCCTGAACGACGTGAACCGATCGGCGTATGACGCGCAGATCCAGTTCGAGGCCGGCATCGACGCGCTCACCGCCTCGTTCAAGGAGCACGGCGCCACCCTCAACTTGGACACAGCGGCCGGTCAGGCGAACGGCCAGGCCATGTCGGCGGCGGCCAAGGGGCACGACGAGATGGTTGCGTCGGGGCTTGCGGCTGGCGAGTCCCTCGCTGCCATGACCAGCAAGTCCGACAAGCTCCGCTCCACGATGATGCGGTTGGCGACGGAGGCGTTCGGCGGGAACAAGAAGGCGGCCGAGGAGTACGTCAACAAGTTGCTCGGCGTCCCGTCCGAGGTCAAGACGATGATCAAAGCCGAGCGGCAGGAGGCGATCACCGGACTCCAGGCGGTGCAGGCGGAGATCCGTAAGACGCCCGGCGCGAAGAGCGTCAGGGTCGACACCTTGAACGCCGCCGCCATCAAGGCGCTCGAGGCCGTGGGCTTGAAGACGAAGCAGCTCCCCGACGGTCAGACGCAGGTGTTCACTGCGAACGGCAAGTCCCTGGGCTCGATCGGCGCAGTGCGGTCGGCGCTGGACAAGCTCAACGGCAAGACCGCTAACACGTACACGAACCACAACATCACCTACCACTACCGCTCCGACGGCGCATCCTTCCTCGGGCCGTCCGGCCGGTATGCGACCGGCGGCCGGGTACGCCGCTACGCATCCGGCGGATCGGTGCAGGCGTTCCCGATGGGCGGCTATGTCGACGGCCCCGGTTCGGGCACCTCGGACAGCATCCTCGCCATGATGGGTTCCGGCGCAGCCGCCATGGTTTCCAACACCGAATACGTGATGCGGTCCGCGGCCGTGGCGAAGTACGGCGTGCGGTTCATGGATGCCGTCAACTCCGGGCGACTGCGCCTGCCTGGCTTCGCGAAGGGTGGCAAGCTCACCGAGAAGCAGAAGGCTGCGATCCAGTCGCAGAAGGAGGCCAAGAGCTTCCTGAAGGGCCAGTCCACCCTCACCGACATGTCGATCTTCGCTGGGGTGCAGAACGCGGAGATCAGCAGCAAGCTCGGCAAGGAGCGCTCCGAGTCCGCACTGGTGGACTTCCTCAACCAGCTGCAGACCCAGGTGTCGAAGGCCGGGTTCTCGAAGAAGACGAACGCCGCCCTGCAGGGGCAGATCACCTCCAGCGCCAAGAAGCTGTTCTCCCTGAACGACCAGTACGACAAGGTCACCGCCAGTCTGGAGAAGGCGAAGACGAGCCTCGACGACCTGAAGGGCAAGTTCGACACCCTCAAGACGTCCGTGACCTCGTCGCTGGTTGGCTTCGGGAACATCACCAAGATCGGCAAGTACGGGACCAGCGCCGACACCCTCATCAACCAGCTGCGCTCCGACACCGGGCGCACCACCGAGTTCGCCAAGCAGCTCGAGCAGCTCAAAGCGCGCGGCCTCAACGCCACCGCCATCTCCGACATCGCCGCGGCCGGCGTCACCGGCGGCGGCATGGCGACCGCCCAGTCCCTCCTCAACGCCACCCCCGCCCAGATCGCCGAGATCAACGCCCTGCAGAAGCAGCTCGAGGCATCCGCCAGCAAGGCTGGCACCGTGACCGCGGACGCCATGTACGGGGCCGGGATCCGTGCCGCCGAGGGCCTCGTGAAGGGCCTGACATCGCAGCAGAAGGCCATCGAAGCCTCGATGATGGCCATCGCCAAGTCGATGGAGAAGGCCATCAAGAAGGCCCTCGGGATCAAGAGCCCGAGCAAGGTCATGGAACCCATCGGCGACTTCGCCTTCCAAGGCGTCGAGCAGGGCTGGGTCAAGCGGGCCGCCGCCGGCAACACACTCCTCGCCGGGAACACGGCCGGGCTGCGCGTGCGGCCCGCACTCCTGACCGGCGCCACCTCGGCTGCCCCTGCAACTGCGGCGCCGACGGTCAACCTGACAGCCACGTTCAACACGATGACGCTGCCCACCGCCGCCGAGCGGAAGGCGTTCGCGCAGGCCATGGTCAAGGACTTCAACGACGCACTCCTCGACTACCAGAAGGGCAGGCGCCGCTGATGCCGCAGGGAGACTGGGGAGACCTCACCATCGGGCGCCTCCTGCTGCGTGAGACATTCAAGGAGAGCGAGCAGGCGGGCACCTCGAGGACCCTCGACCTCGAAGGGCAGGAGTCCAGCCCGCCCCTCACGCGCGCGCAGTTGGTGTGGAGGCACGACAATGTGACCGCACTCGAAGGTGGCTGCGTACTCCCGCTCACCTTCACTGACAAACCCGAGCGGAACTGCTTCGTGCAGATCAACTCGGTGTCGGCCGAGTACACGGAATGGCGCACCGACGTCGTTACTAGCGACTGGAAGCTCGGCCTGACCCGGCTCGGCTCCGACACCGAGATCGACCTGCAGTCCAGGCTCACCGGCGCCATCCGCGTCAACGACTTCTCCCTGACGGGGGAGCGCTGGCACGCCCCGCCGATCGGCCACTACGGCTACCAGACCGGCACCTCCAACCCGACGACGATGACCCGCACCGGAGCCGACGGCGCCATCACCGTGTACCGCGGCATCCCGACCGGGGCGTCACCGCGCTGGGGCTGCACGCCGGCGAACTACCTCAACGGCCGCGTGCGGCTCACCTCGAGCGGCACCGAGGTCTGCGGTGTCGACCAGCCCCTGTCGCCTACCGGATGGGCGCTGACGAACGGCTTGGTCAACATCTCCATCAGCGCGTCCGCCTCGCTCGACGTACAGGCCTACACGGGCGGCGCATGGCGTTCCAAGCTGTGGAACGTCAGCGTGGCCGGCTCCGCCTCCTCCATCACCTCATGGGATGGAGCAACCCTGCTGCGCAACGACTGCGAGCACGTCATCCTCCGCCTGACCAAGGGTCTCAGCCCTGGCCGCGCCACGCTGGACCTCACACTGCGCCGCGGATCCCGCACCGTCGAGGGCTACCTGCAGACCACGACGTCGAACACCCTGGCCGCCTACCGGTCCAGCAGCGAGACCAACACGTCGTTCGCCGCGTCCGGGTACGTCGTAGCGACGAGCAACGACGCTGACGGCAACAAGTTCGCGGCAGGGTCAGCCCACACCTTCACCGCCCACACCAACGGTGGCGTGCAGAAGGCCGCGACGACCACGCTGGACTTCTGGATCGGTGTCGCCGCCGGTGGCAGCAGCGCCGTGTCCGGCGACGCGGCCACCGACCTGCGGAACATGTATATCGCCTGCCTACCGGAAACGATCTACGCGGTGAGGCGGTGACGAATGCCGGTCAATGACGTCCTGAACGCTCTCGGCTCCTGGGACCTCACCCTCAAGTCGACCACCCCGCCCGATGTATGGGATGCGATCGACTTCTTCGGGCACGTCGCGTTCATCCCCGGCCGCCTCGACCCCGCCCAGTACGGCGACAACCTCCTCACCGCGGCCCGCTACGTCGGCGTAGTCCGCGAACGCGGCAACTCCGGCGACGACCGCCGCACCAAGGTCGTCGAGCAGGGCTACGAGCTTGCCGGCGTCGGCATGGCGTTCTGGCTCGGCGATGACGACGGCGACGGCAAGGGCGCCATCTACGAGAACGCCGTCACCCCAGCGTCCGCCACCTTCGCATCCACCGTCAACCAGCTGCTGCCCGCCTCCGGCGCCGTCACCGCAGGCACCATCTACAGCGTCCCCGGCGCCTACTCGGGCCGCCACCAGTACGAGACTCCGCGCAAGGCGATCCAGTACGTCTGCGACACCTTCACCGCCTCGTCAGGGCAGAAGGTGGGCTGGCGCGTCAACGGCGACGGCACCCTCGACGCCGGCCCTGAGACGGACCTGTACGTCACCGACCCGCGGTGCGTGATCTCCCGCAAGACCGCCGGCAAGGACACATCCGGGATCGAGTCGGTGCCGGGCGCGTTCGGCGTGACCCGCGACATGGAGGACTTCACCACCCGCGTCGTACTCCTCGCCGAGGGCGAGGGCGAGTCAATCGCCACCGGCACAGCGGACATCTCGCCCGGCCTGAACCCGTACAAGGACATCCACGGCAACGCCCTGAAGCTCACCCGCCTCGCATCCGAGTCCGACACCGGGGTCACCCTCGCCGACACCCGCGCCGAACTCCTGCTGTCGCAGTACCTGGCCAGTCAGGACGAGCTGGTCGTCGAGACCGACAACTTCTACATCGAGGGGTCCTTCAACGTCGGCGACTACGTGTGGGTGTGGGACCCGAACGCTGGCCTTGTCGACCCGGACCAGGAGATCACCTTCCGCGGTGAGCGCCTCAACCCGATCAAGTTGCAGGTGACGGAGGCCAAGTGGCCGCTCACCGAGGGATATACGGTCGCCTACCGGGACGCTGATGGTGTCTGGTACGACCTCACCGACCATGTGGAGTGGGACGGCTCCCACACCGTCTACGTCACGGTCGGCGGGTTCGCCCGCGCCCTCGAGGGCTCCGGTGCCCAGCCGGTCGGCTCACGTCCCAGCCAGGACACCTCGGTCCCTGGAGTGCCTGCGTTCGTCGAACCGTTCGAGGGCTCCGCCTACCTGGACTCCCGCGGCTACACCCGGGCCCGCATCATCATCGCCTGGAACGCCCCCCTCAACATCGACGGCTCCACCATCCTCGACGGCGACCACTATGAGATCCGGTACGCCGTCGACGCCGACATGATCTACCCGGCGACGTGGACGCAGGTCTCGCAGATCAGCTGGTCCGACATGGAGACCTGGGGCCAGCCATTCGTCGCCCCCACCGGCCAGTGGCAGACCGCCTACGTTCCCTGGGGCGAGTCGACGGCACAGCTCAACGACCTGTCGCCGGGTGTCGGCTACGACGTGCAGATCCGCGCCGTCGACAAGGCAGGCAACGTCGGCGCCTGGTCGAACACGACGACGTTCGTCGCTTCCGAGGACAACATCCCGCCGTCCACGCCGGCTGCGCCGTCGGTGGCAGGGTCGCGGATCGCCCTGCAGATCACGCACGCGCTCGGCAAGTCCAGCGGCGGCACCTACAACCTGGAGTCAGATCTCCAGCACCTTGAGATCCACGTCGACTACGAGCCCGGCTTCACGCCGTCCGAGTCGACTCTCAAGGCGAAGGTCAACGCCACTGCTGGCATGATCCAGGCGCAGATCCCTGCCGTGACAACCGTGCAGGTCGAGGAGACATCCACCCGCTACGTGCGCGTCGTCGCCGTCGATAAAACCGGCAACAAGTCCGGGCCGTCCGACGCGGCCTCCGCGACCGCCCTGCTCATCGACGACGCCCACATCTCCGACCTCACCGTGTCCAAGGTGACGGCTGGAGAGATCTCCGCATCCTGGGTGATGGCCGGCGAAATCAAGACGGCAGACACCGGCGCCCGAGCCCGCATGTCCATTGACGGCTACGAGCTGTACGACGCCGGCGGTACGCGCACCTTCTTCGCTGACGCCACGACAGGGAATGTGAACATCGTCGGACAGATCGTCTCCGGGTCGTCCGGAAAGCGGCTGGAGATCAACCCGACCGCCACATTCCTCCCGGAGCTGCGGTTCTTCGCCAACGAGGGCAGCAACTACGCCTACATCAACGCCAGCAGCGGCGGCACAGACGCCAACATGGGCGTCAACAGTGGCCTATTCGACGACGGCGGGGGGACCGACGTCTACGCGAGGGTCTTCCTCGCCAACGGCACGAGCGAGATCGCCGTCGTCACCGAAGGCCAGGACCGCCGCGGCGGCTACATGCGCTTCGAGTCCGACATGTATTACGCCGGCTTCAACTCCGACGGCCTCGACGGCGGCATCTACCAGGCGACCTCGTCTAACGCCCGGATCGGCTGGAACGACGGCACCGACGCTACGACAAACCATTTCTACTTCCAGTCGAACCAGACCAGGCACTTCGGTCGATGGCGCGACTTTGCAGCCGCCGAAAGCTACGAGGGCCTATTCACAGGCAGCGTCAACGCGACATCTGGGGCGACCAGCTTCAGCGCAACCTATGGCCCGACCATGCTCACACAGCCGCTGCCGATCACATCGATCCGCGACGACATCGTCCACTCGTATGCGATCACGGCATCAGACACCACCGGCTTCACCCTCACCATCAACCCAGCCGCCAGCGGCGCATGGGCGGTCTACTTCTGGTGCTTCAGGATCTGAGGAACAGCATGGACGAATACGTGGTGCAGAGCGCCGAGAAGACGTGGAACAGGCAGGGAACGCCGATCTGGCTGGTGTCCATGCTCAAACCGGACGGCGCTGTCCACTGCCACGCCTTCCCGCCCGCGGCGATCGAATGGCGCATGGCCGAGTACGAGCTGGGCGACGTCGACGAGGCGCTGGACATAGTGCTGCACGAGCCTTTCGCCACCAGCCCAGCGGACCCACTGCAAGCCCGGGATGACGCGGCCGTGCGCGCCGGCATGGTCGTCCGCAAGCCCGGCCCAACCATCGACTACGAGCCGATCACCCTCCATAACGCGGACACCATCAAGGATGCGCGCGACGCACACCGCATTCGTATCAGCGACGCCAAGACCCGTGTGCAGGTGAAGGCCCCCAAGGGCAAGACGGATCCCCTCGACGCAGTCAGACAGCAGGGCGTCACCGACGAAGGCTTGCGGCAGAAGGCGGCGCTCGTGGATGCCGCACGCCGCAGCGCCCGGGGCGAGGCGCCGATGCCCCAGCCGGACATTGTCTTTGACCCCGAGGCGCGCCACCGGGGCATGAAGGAGGACACCCGTGCCTGACAGCCCCACTACCCGCCTCGGCATGTACAAGTCGGCTTCGGACGGCTCTGAGGACGTCTCCTACACCCAGGATATTGGGCAAAACCTGGACAAGCTGGATGCGGCGGTCGGCTTCCAGGTCGTCACGTCGTCAACCCGGCCCGGCAGCCCCTACCCGGGCAAGGCGATCGCCGAGTCCGACACCTCGTACCGCAGCTACTTCTCCAACGGAACCGCCCCCGCATCCGCATCGTGGGTGGAGATCCCCAACAGCTCCGGCACCTACGGCGGTGATCTCGACCTCGCGAGCGGTTCCTCCATCACGCTTGGCGGGGACACCAACCTACGCCGCGACGCCGCCGGAGCCTGGGCCACCGAGGGACTGTTCCGCTCCTACCGCAGCAGCGCCGGCAACAACTCCTTCTCCGCCCGCGTCACCGGCGACACGGCAAGCAGGTGGTTCGTCAACGCGGACGGGGCTATGGCCTGGGGGCCGGGTGGCGCTGCATCGACAGACGTCGCACTCGCCCGTACTGGCGCTGGCCGGCTCGCCATCACCGGCACCAGCGCCGGCCTCGTTATCGGGTCGGCGACCTACCAGAACGCGCTCACCGCGGCGGCAACCACCGTGGCGAATACGACCACGGAGACGGTGGTCGGCACGTTCACGATCCCCGCGAATGACGCCGTCGTCGGTGCCACCTACCGCGCCCGCCTGATCGCCAACGTGTCGTTCCTGGCATCCGCGCAACTCACCTGGCGTGCCCGGCTCGGCGGCGTCGCCGGAACCGCACTCGGAGCCTTGGGGCCCACCACACTCAGCGGGACAGGGCAGACCAACAAGGAATCCGTCGTCCAGACAGACCTCGTCTGCGTCTCCACGGGAGCGTCCGGCACATGGTTCGCGATGCTCCAGGAAAACCGCAATACGCAGGACACCGGATCCGTCGGAGGCGCCTCGGGCAGCGTCGGGGGCGGCGTTCAACTCGTCTCCACTGACGGCACAGTAACCCGCGACACCACTGCGTCCACCGCATTCGTCATCACCGCTCAATGGGCGGCGGCAAGCGCCAGTAACACGCTCACCGCCCGCGTCATCTTCGAGCGCATCGCCTAGGAGACAAGTCATGGCCGCCAACTTCGACGATCTCAACACCCAATTCCCCGTCTACCAGATCCTCTTCAACGGAGCGGGCGAGAACTCGCCGATCACGATCGGCTTCAACGCGCAAGCGAGTTCCGCCGGCCCGTCCTCGGTCGACGCCAAAGTGCAGGACTTTGCCGACGCCGTGGCGACGCTCTGGAGCACGACGGTCGCCAGCGTCACAAGGCTCGACGTGGATGGGACGGCCCTGTGACCGAAGACAACTAACTACGCTTCCTCGCGTCGTACCCGTCGGCCGGCGCAGGATCGGAGTCACTAGCCGCAGGACCCTGAGCCGCCGACAGGAACCCCGCGTTCTCCTCCTCCAGTGCGGCCACCCGCTGCTCCAGGATGGAGACGTGGGCCCGCAGGAGGACGTTCTCGTCGGCGACCTCGCCGTACCGCTTACGGAACGCGGCGAGGGCATCCTCGATGCTGATCTGCTGGCCCATCACGCGACCGCCTTGTCTGCGAGCTCCCGGTATCGGTCCAGGAGGTCGGTGTTGTTGAGGAAGGGGTGCTGCGGGAAGAAGCTCCAGTGGCTGACGATGGCGTCCCCGCGCAGGATGTTCGGCGCCCCGGTGGCGAGCGGCCGGTGGATCGTGTGCCAGCTTTCCTCCTCGTCAGGGACGAGGACGCCGGGCTGAGGGAGGGCCGCGTAGTCCTCGCCGCGAGATGCGAAGCAGGACACGGAGAACTGGGTGCCGGGCTGGATCGGGAAGTCCTGGTACAGGTACAGCTCCGGCACGGTACCCGCCTCGATGTGGTCGAGGAGGAGTTCGTGCAGCTTCACTGCGAACGGGCCGTTGGCCCAGCCCACCGGGTCCATGCAGTACGGGGCCACGGCACCCCATTCCATCGGCACCTTCTGGCAGGCCTGCAGGAAGTGGGAGCAGATCGCGTTGTTGAAGATGACCGGGAACACAGCGGTCGGCGCCGGCATCTGGATGCGCGCGCGGACCAGGTTCTCGATGGCGTCGTCGTGGAGGTAGACGAGGTCGTCGTCCATGCGGACGTAGATCGTGTCTGGGTCGGTCATCTCCCGGTAGGCGAGTCCTGTGTACCTCTGCTTGGGCAGGTTGCCGAGGTTGATGCCTTCGGGCCGGTGCTTGAGGTGGAACCAGCCGAACTGCTCGTCGAGTTCGTGGGCGTAGGCGATGTCGCCTTCCTGACCGATGGGGTCGGTATTCATGTACGCCCACACCTCGTCGACGAGGCCGCGCTCAACGTCCCGCTGCAGGTACTTGATGAGGATGCTGTACGTCCTGCGGCGGCCGTAGGGGGTCCACGCCACCACGCGCTTGCCGTCGATCATGTGGTCCTCCTGGTTGTTCGATGCCGGGGTGGCCAGACGCCGGAGTCGGCGGTCCACGGCAGGTCTGGGTGCAGCTTGCGGAACAGGGCGATGGTGGCGGCATGCACGTCGCCGCGGTCGTGCGACAGTTGGCCGGGATGAACGCGCACGAAGTACAGCGGCTGCTCAATCACCGCGTAGCGGGTGAGCCCGGCCTTCCAGACACGGATCCAGAACTCCCAGTCCTCCGCGCTGCCGTAGTTGCCGGGCAGGGTGGCCTTGGGGCTGTAACCGCCGACCGCCTCCCACGTCTCCCGCCGGAACAGAGCCTTGTCGATCAGCGGCGGCCACACCACCAGATCGTCAAGCCCGCAGTCGGGCAGGGATGCCTGCACGTGGTCGGCCTCGCCGAACTGCTGGGCGTAGGGGACGACGAAGTCCAGGCCACTCTCAAGGCGCGCGACGCAGCGGGCGATGCACTTGGGGTGCAGCCGGTCGTCGGCGGACGCAGTGAAGATGGCGTCGCATCCGTCGTCCAGGGCTAGTGCCGCTGCGGCGTTGAGGGTGCCGGCCCAGCCTTTCCGTACACGGTTGCGCCGCATGCCGGACCAGCAGTCGGGGTTCTGCCGCAGCCAGTCGTAGGTGCCGTCGTCGCCGCGGTCCTCGACGATGTACGTGTGCACGGGATGTGTCTGCCGCGCGATGGATCCGAGCATCGTGGCGAGGTAGGAGAGGGCGTTGCGGGCGGGGATGAGGATGCCGACTTTCACCACTGCTCTCCGATCCAGTCGAGGGTGGACCGGACGCCGTCGACCCAGTGCGTGGTGGGCTTCCAGCCCCGCACGCCGCTGATGGACGTGTTGTCGGTGACGACGCGCTGCAAGTCCCCGGGAAGTCGCTCGTCGTGGACGACGTCGGGGCGCACGCCGATGGACATCTCCAGCCCGGAGAGGAGGTCGAGGAGGCTCACCTCGTTGTCCGGTCCGCCCCCGACGTCGTAGGTGCGGCCCTGGTAGGCGTCGAAGTGTTCGACGATGTCGACGAGGAGTTGCGTGCAGTCGTCGATGTAGAGGATGTCGCGGGACTGGGTGCCGTCTCCGTGGACAGTGATCTGCTTCCACTCCCAGAACGCGCGCAGGAACCAGGTCACCCAGCCGGCCTCGGCGGTGCCGTCCTGTCCGGGGCCGTACACGGTGGACGGGCGGAGTATGACGTGCGGCAGGCCGTAGAGGTCGCCATACAGGCGCAGGTACTGCTCGCCCACCAGCTTCGACTGCCCGAGCGGGGCGATGAGCCCGTCGGGGCCCGGGTAGACCTTGACGCTGGACGTGAACAGCACGGGAATGCCGCCGGCGCGGCGTGCGGCTTCGACGACGTTGAAGGTGCCGATTGCGTTGTCGTGGAAGTCGGCGGCCGGGTCGGCAAGGGAGACCTGGGTGGAGCAGGAGGCGCCGAGGTGCACGATTACCTCGGGCTCGACGGCGCTCAGGGTGCGCTGGAAGGCGTCGAGGTCGGTGGTGGGGCGACCGTTCCTCTTGTCTGCTGCGGTCACGGTGTGGCCACGGGTGTCGAGTGCTCTGGTGAGATGGCGGCCGATGAATCCTGCGGCCCCTGTGACGAGGATGTTCACGACTCGACCGCCTGGGCCCAAGAGGTGCTTTCGGGGTGCTGGCTTGCGGCGAGGCAGGCGACGAGTGCGGCGGTGAGGTGGGCTTGCGCTTCGGCGGCCATCTTGGCGCGGCCGTCGCTGCCCTCGATCATCTTGGAGCAGCGCTCGAGGAGGCGGTCGCCCTCGCTGTAGTGGTCAGGTCCGGTCACGCCGCCACCCCCGCTGGCATGGTGAGCGCGGCCTGCCACTGCTGGTTGACGGCCTGGAGGATGGACGCCGATGCTTCCCCGCGGGCGGTCATGCCCACTCGCTGCCGCAACTCCGGGTCGTCTGCCAGCTGCTTGAGGATGCGCCCCCACTCGTGCTCGTGGCGGACGAGGAAGCCGTTCTCCCCATGCCGGATCACGCGCCGGTACGGCTCGATGTCCGATGCGACCAGCGGGATCCCGAGGATCGACGACTCGAGGAACTTGGTCGGATACTTCGCCCGGTTGAACGCTGTGTCCCGGTACGGGGCGCACCACACGTCGAACCCGCCCACGGCTTGCAGGTAGTGCCCGAAGTTCTCCACCCAGCCCATCGCGCCGAGCCGCTCACCCTGAAGGCCAGCGCGCATGGCGGTCTGCGGGTCGGCTCCGACCAGCCGCACCAGCACGCCGCCCGGCCGCCTGTAGTCGGCGATCCGGTTCAGGGCCCGGACGACGCCTGGCACCTGTAGTTCGTGGACCGTGGACCCCGTACCCGCCCAGCCAACCTTGAGGACGTCCGGGTTGTAGTCGCGGGGTTCCCCCAGGTACTGGGCGGGCAACCCGTTGGGGACGACACGGACGTCGTTGTGGTAGTCGCGCAGCACGGCGGCTAGCGGCTCGGAGCAGCAGGTGACTGTGTGCGCGACTTGCATGTTGTCGATGAGGCCGCGCCGCAGCAGGGGCGTGTTCCACACCCGGTACGCCTCGGCGTTGCTGCGGTCGATGTGCAGGTAGTCGTCGTCGAGATCCATCACCAGGCGGATGCCGGCGTCGCGCATCTCCCGCCATGTCTGGGACACGGCTGGCTTGGCGACGCGGCAGCCGACGACGACGTCCAGGCCTTGCTCGCGCCAGTCTTCGGGTAGGCGCGGGTGGGCGCTTGCGGCGTGCCCGAGCCAGTCCAGGGACATGGCGGGGAGCACGCCGCGGTACATCGCGGAGCCAGCGCCGTCGGCTGTCCAGAAGTGGATCCGCGCCACGTCAGGCCGCCAGGTATCCGGGGAGCCAGTGCTCGGCGTAGTAGCGGACGGTGTGGTGGATGCCTTCGTCGAGGGGGACGAAGTCGGCGGCGGTCATGCCGATCTGCTGGAGGGTGGTGGTGTCGGAGGAGACGACGGCGTTGGGGACTTCGCCGGGCCGCATGGGGAGGTGTTTGATGGCGACGGGTTCGCGGCCGGTGTAGCGGGTGGCTTCTTCGGCGACGAGGCGGGCGATGTCGTTGACGGTGACTGACTCGAGTGGGCCGACCTCCACCGGCTTCTCGGTTGGGCCTTGGGTGGCGGTGTGCTCGAGCGCGGTGACGAAGGTGCGGGCGACGTCGGCGACGTACACGCAGTCGCTGATCTGGGTGCCGTCGCCGTACACCTCGATCGGGTTGCCGACGAGGGCGCGGCATGAGAGCGCGGGGAGGATCTTCCGTACCTTGCTCGTGCCGTAGGGCTCGGCGACGCTCTGCCCGGGGCCGTAGGCGTTGACCGGGCGGACGATCGTGATGCGGCCGCCGTGCCGGTAGGCGTTGTACATCCGGGCGAGGTCTTCGGCGGCCGACTTGGTGATCGTGTAGCAGCCGGTGCCTTGCAGCCGCATGAAGTGGTTGCCGACTCCGGCGTAGACGACGGGCAGGTTGTACTGCGTTCCGGCCTCGAAGACGTTGAGTGAGCCGAGGATGTTGGTCTCGGCGGACGGTCGCGGATTGTGGATGGTCTCCTGCGTGCCGAGGACGGCGGCGAGGTGGATGATCCCGTCGACGTGGGCGGCGGCTTCGGTGACGGCGGTGGCGTCGCGGACGTCGCCGAGGAAGAACTCCTCACCGTCGGCGAGTTGCTGGCGTCGGTCCTGGTGGTCCATGACGAGGACGCTGTGGCCGTGCGCAATGAGTTCCTTGCGGATCCACGAGGCGATGAAGCCCGAGCCGCCGGTAACGAGAACCTTCATGCCTGCTCCTTGCTGGTGTTCTGCCATGGGTTGGCGGCTTGTGCTGCGCGGGTGACGGCGTTCCAGAACTCGCGGGCCGCGGCGTCGGGTTCGTAGCGCGGGCCGGTGGCGATGCTGCCGTCGGCGTGGATGCCAACGATGAGCGTGCCGTCGTCCTCCCGCAGCGAGACCAGGAACTCGGGCTTGGGCAAGTGCAGGACGGAGTCTGCGATCGCACCTTGGCCCACGAAGAGGTCGTCCGACGGCCCGCTCATCGGCTGCTCCGCGCAACGGTCGCGTATTCGTAGTGGACTTGGCCGGGCTGGGAGAGGGCGACGATCGCGAACAGGAGTGCCAGCGCCTGGCAGATGACGGTCACGGCTTCTCCCCGTCGTCAACGACTCGGCGTTCGGTGAGGTAGGCGCCGTGGTCCATGCGCACGTACTCGACGAGGCCGATGGTCTCCCAATGCCGCTGGTCTGGGCTCGGCCAGCAGGAGATGGTCTTCTCGCCCTCGTCGTTGACCGTGACGGCGATGACGACGCTGCTCACGAGCATGCCGCCGCGAAGGTCGCGGACTGCTTCAGCGACGGCGCCGTAGACGCGGTCGCGTTCTTCGTCCCATCTGCTCATGGGCGTGCTCCTGTGCGGGGTTTCGTGTGCGGGTGGGGCGCGGGTGTTGGAGTGACAGGGGTGCAGACCCGCACGGCCACACCCCTGCCACCGGTCCCTCTGACAGAACCTGACGCAAGCGTACCTGTGATTCGTAGGTTAATGGCCGGTCTCAGGCTACGATTCAAAGGTCTTGGGTTCTCTGGGATGCCCACAGGGACGCCCCGCACGGCACATAGGAGCCTCGATGAAGCTCGTCACCAGAGCACAACTCGGCTGGCCCGCATCAGCCGCGCCCGGACAGGCGTCCACGAAGGGCGTCAAGGTCCACTACGAAGGCACGGCTGTGAGTACGACCCTGCTCACCGACCACGCCGAATGCATCGCGGAGTGGAAGGCCATCCGCAAGGCCCACCTGGCGAACACGAAGGAGAACTACTCCGACATCGCCTACAACTACGGGGCCTGCCCGCACGGGTACCTGCTGGAGGGGCGCGGCCTGCGGAAGCGGACCGGCGCCAACGGCAACCAGGCGCTGAACGCCGCGCACTACGCGATCGTCGGACTCGTCGGCAGCGAGGGCCTGACTAAGCCGACGGACGCCATGCTCGGTGCCATCCGCGACGGCATCGAACTGCTGCGCAAGAACGGCGCCGGCACCGAGATCAAGGGGCACAAGGACGGCTACGCCACTGCATGCCCCGGCCCGGCCCTGTACTCCTGGGTGCAGAAGGGTGCGCCGCGGCCCGAAGCGCCGGCCAAGCCGAAGCACGAGCCGTACCCCGGTGAGTCGTTCTTCATGAAGAGCGGCAAGCCCGCCCTCGGCAAGCAGTCGCCGATCTTCACCGCGATGGGCAAGCGGCTCGTTGCCGTGGGCTGCGGGCGCTACAGGGTCGGCCCTGGCCCGACCCTCGGCCAGGCCGACGTCGACTCCTACGAAGCGTGGCAGCGCAAGTGCGGCTACACCGGCGCGGCAGCCAAGTGGCCGCCCGGACCGACCACCTGGAGCAAGCTCCAGGTCCCCAACGTCTGAGAGAACGGATCCGACATGAAGCTCTTCGGCAGAGAACCGGTCGTTGTCATGAACGCCCTGTCGGCCGCGCTGGGCCTGGTCGTTGCGCTCGGCATCACGGGCCTGACCGACGAGATGGCCGGCGGCATCGTCGGCTTCGCCACCGCCATCCTCGGCGCCATCGCCGCAGCGATGACCAGGCCGATCGCCCCGCAAGCCTTCACCGCCGTCACTGCGGCGGGCGCCTCCCTCGTTGCCACCTTCGGGTACGAGGCCTCGCCGGCAACGGTGGCTGCCATCAACGGCGTGATCCTCGCCGGGCTCACCCTGCTGACTCGCGTCCAGGTGACGCCGTCCAAGCCGGACGCGCCGGCGGGGGTCTGAGTGCCGCGCCGTGTGGTCCGGCGGCTGGGCAGAACGCTGGGCCGCCGCGGCGCCATCCTCCTCAGCTACGGCACCGTGTGGAGCCTCTACGGCTTCGCGCAGATCACCTCCCCACAGCCCGACCAGCGCGGCCTCCAGCCCCTTCTGGAGCTGGTGTCGCTCACCGTGTGGGGCTGGCTGTGGGTGGCCACCGGGCTCGTCGCGATCGTCTCCGCCTGGATGCCGCAGGGCCTCGACTGGCCCGGGTTCCTGGCGCTGCCGCTGATGGTGCTGCCCTGGATGGCCTCCTACCTCGGGGCATGGATCGCGGGCGACTTCCCGAGAGGGTGGGTTGCCGCTCTCGTATGGGCGGTGATCGCCGTACCCGTGCTGGTAGTGGCGGGATGGCGTGAGCCGCCCCGTATGAAGAGAGTGAGCAACGCATGACCGTCGACACCTGGGTTCAGGCAGGGCTGGCGATCGTAGGCGCAGCGGGCGGTGTGGTTGCCGCCCGGTCCGCCCGCCGCACCAAGCGACAGGAGAAGCGTGACGACTTCTCCGTGGTCACGGACCGCATGGACAAGGAGCTGAAGCGACAGGGCGAGAAGCTCGACCTGCAGCAGGAGCAGCTCACCGGCCAAGGTGCCGCGATCGCCTGGCTCGTCGACGACCGCGGCCGGCTCGTCGGCTACATCCGCAAGGCCGGCTTGGAGCCGCCGGCCCCGCGTGCTATCCCGGCACGCGCTCGCCCGTTCCTTGAGCACATCGAGCTGTAAGAACTGGAGTACGAAGGCATGGCTCAGATCAGTTTCAACGTCGCTCTGGGACGGCTCGCCTACTACGCGTCCCTGCCCGCCGCGAACGACGGCCTCGTCCTGATTGCCCTGGAGTCCAGCGGCCTGGAGACCGACGCCGTCCTGCGCGACAAGGACGACTTCGCCGCGGTCGTCTCCGGCACCACCAACGAGCAGACCACCGTCGGCCGCAAGGCGCTCACCAATGTCGCCGTCACTGTCGACGACACCAACGACCGCGTCGCGCTCAGCGCCGACCCCGTCACCTGGACATCGCCCACAGGCAACCCCATCGCCGCATTTGTGATCGCCTACGATCCCGACACCACGGGCGGCACCGACTCCAGCCTGATCCCGCTCACCAAGCACGACCTCGCCTGGACGCCGGACGGGCTCAACTTCACCTTGACCCTGGCCGACTTCTTCCGGGCCAGCTCCAGCGCGTAGGCGGCCATGGCGACCTTCACCGACGACTTCAACAGGGCCAACTCATCCGACCTGGGCGCCGGGTGGGTCGAGGTCAGCGGCGACTGGTCCATCGTGTCCAACCAGCTGTCGCCGGGCGCAGCGGGCGGCACGATCATCCTGCGCGCGGGCGGGGCGATGGACACCGCCGACCACTACGCGCAGGTCACGATCGCCGCCACCGCGCCTGCCAGCATGGGCGTGTGGTGCAGAGGCAACAGCAACATCTCGCAGGGCTACTTGTGGCGCAACGACGGAAGCAGCTGGGACCTGTTCTCTGTCGTAGGCGGAAGCTTCAGCGTCATCGGCAGCTACGCCGCCGCAGCCGCACCAGGCGACGTCGGGCGCGTGCAGGCCGTCGGCAGCACCATCAAGGCGCTCGTCAACGGCGTTGAGCGCGTCTCGGTCACCGACACCAGCGTCACGACCGGCACCAGCGTCGGCATCCGCTCCGAGTCGGCCGGGACCATCAGGTACGACGACTTCGCCGCCGCGGACATCGTCGCCGGCGCAACCCTCAGCCCCGCCTCGGAAACCGACGCCGCACAGACGCTCGTCGGAGCCAAGGCCGCAGCGCTCTCCCCGGCCACAGAGCAGGACGCGGCGCAGAGTCTCTCCGGCGCCAAGACCGCAACGATCGGTATCGCCGGCACCGTCGAAACCGCGCAGCCCCTCACGGGCACGAAGGCTGCCACGCTCACACCCGCTACCGAGCAGGACACCGCCCAGGCGCTCACCGGGGTAAAGACAGCCACGCTCAGCGCCGCCGAATCCATCGAAGGGGCGCAACCGCTGGTCGGCTCCAAGACCGCGGCCCTGCCGCCCGCGCTGGAGATCGACACAGCGCGCCCGCTCACCGTGCCGACCGATGTCACGCCAAGCCCGGAACGCACCTACACGATCCCCGCCGAGCGCCGACGACTCACCGTGCCGGCCGAGCATCGCACCCTGACAGTGAGGTAGGCCCGTGTCGGACGACAGCTACATCAAGGACCCTTCCGCGCGGCTGGATTACACCTGGGACTGGACGCCATGGCTCGCTGACGTGGACGACACGATCAGCTCCGCCACGGTCACCGTGCCTGACGGGCTCACTGCCGTCGGGTCGCCCGTTGTCGACGAAGGGTTCGTCACCCAGCGGGTCGCGGGCGGGACCCTCGACGAGGCGTACAAGCTGGTCTGCCAGATCACCACCATCAGCGGGCTGATCGACGAACGGACGATCAACCTCACGATCAGTGAGCGGTGAGCGGCGTGTGCCCCGAAGCGGAGAGCGAGCCCCCGCCGTTCTGGCTGTCCCCGTACCCGTTCCTCGAACCACCGCCCATGCCGCCGCCCGACGACGAAGTCGAGTGACGCCCCGCCCTCCTGCTTCGGCAGGGGAGCGGGGCGCTTCGTCGCGTCTAGGGCCATCATGAGGTATGAGCCTCCGCGATCGCCTTCTTCGGTCCGTGCAACAGGAGCACTCGCGCGTCCTGTGTCGCCTTGTCGACGAAGTCGAGAAGCAGGGAGGCGTTCCGCGCCTTCCCTGCATCGTTCTGTGGCGCCCCGAGCGGACGACAACCCACGTCCCCGGCATCGGAGTTGCGGGGCGTAGCTCTCGATAACATGCCATACAGGCGGGCTGCGATCCGCACGCGTAGGGCCCTGCCTCCACGTGAGGCGGGGCCCTTCGTCGTGTCCGGAGGCTTGCTGGGTCGTGTCGAGAAACGACCGTCTGCCGTCATCTCGTCAACGAGCCTATCGTCGCAGGAAGTTGTTGTCGAGAACGCGTGTCGAAAATCTATGACGGTTAACAGTCTGCGTGTAAGGTTCTCGACATGGACTTCGGATACGCCCGGGTCTCCACCGCCGACCAGAACCCGGATCACCAGATAGACGCCCTCCAGCGGGCGGGCGTCGACGAGAAGAACATCCACATCGACTACGCCAGCGGCGCCAAGGCGTCCCGGCCAGAGTTCGACATCCTCCTGAAGCGACTCCGTGAAGGAGACACCCTCAAGGCGACCCGTCTTGACCGCATCTCTCGTTCGCTCCTCCATCTCGTCAACCTCGGCGCCGAGTTGAAGGAGCGGGGAGTCGGGCTGCACATCATCGAGCAGGGCATCGACACCGCGACGCCTGAAGGGCGCGCGATGTTCGGAATGCTCGGCGTCATGGCGGAGCTCCAGCGTGAACTCATCCACGCCAACACGATGGATGGGCTCGCTGCCGCACGAGCCCGTGGCCGTGTCGGCGGGCGCCGCCCAAGGCTCACCGACCAGCAGGCCGCGCTCGCTCAGGAGCTTTACGACAAGCGCGAGAAGACCGTGCAGGAGATCGCCGACCTCTTCAGCGTCCCGCGCACCACGGTCTACGGCCACCTCAACCGCTCCGACGCCAACGCCCGCAAGAAGGAGGGGAAGTGAGCGAGAGCCGTCCAGATGCGCCCGCGCCTGTGTGCTGGGGCTGGCCCACCGAACTGCCGACCGCGGAGGATATCCGGCAGAAGTTCCTCGCGGAGTCCGAGCGTATGGGCTGCACGCCGGGACAGGCCGGAGTCCTCTGGGACATGGAGCGCGCTGCAGATGCCCTTCTCGGCGACGCCGGCAGTGTCCTGGCCCGCTGGCAGAACGGCCGCTGCGCGATCTGCGGGCGGATGAGCGACCTCGTCTGCGACCACGACCACGCGACGGGTCTCGTGCGCGGCTGGCTCTGTCGATCCTGCAACACAACGGAGGGCACGAACCAGGAGCCAGGCACGATCTTCTCCCTGTATCGGGAGCGCCACCCTGCCGCGATCCTCGGGCTCGCGATCCGCTATCTCAACCCCGTCACGAGCGAGTACGCCAGACCACAGCTGCCTCGCGAAGTCGACTGGGCCGACAAGTGGACCGACGCCGCATCGGAGGACATCGGGCTGTAGTCGCCCGCCGCGTGCCACACTGACGTCAGGCCCCGCCGGGCTCCCCCGTCTCGGCGGGGCTTCTGCGTTGGGGTGGAGGGTTGCATGGCTGACGAATTGCGGGAGTTGCTGAAGGCCCGGCGCGGTGAGCTCGGCCTGTCGTACCAGTCGCTTGCCGCAGCCTGCGTAGACGCCGGGTCAGGTGCCTCGGTGTCGTATGGCTGGCTGCACCGACTGGAGACGGGGGCCCCGGTCGTCGCGCCGAGCCCCGAGGTTCTGGCTGCCTTGTCGGTTGGCTTGCGGCTGGACTTGGTTCGGCTGCAGGAGGCTGCTGCTGCACAGTTCTTCGGGCTGCGTCTGCTGTGGGAGGCGTCGGGTGAGGCGGCAGAACTGCTGGCACTGGTGGGCGCGTTGCCGGAAGGGCAGCGGTTGGCGCTCCTGGATCTGATCCGGGTGATGGCGAGGGGCCGCTGACGGCGGCCGACTATTCGTCGAGGATCCCGAGCTCATCGTCCGGCCGGCACATCGCGCACGCGGTCACGCTCGGGTCGAGCAGCGCGGCCCGCGCGTCCTGCCCGCTGATCGGCTGTGGGTCGACGACGCTGGTGCAATCGTCGACATGGATGCGGGCCGGCTCGGGTCCGATGGCAGCTGGCTGGTGGTCGACGACGAACCCGGTCGACTTCCGCTGGCTGCGGGTGGGGGCGAAGGGTGGCGCGGTGGCTGGCCGCGGCGTGCTCCTGGGCGGCGGGGTCGACGGTGCTGGCGCGGTCCCCGTGTCGGCGAGTGCGGCCTGGACGGCGTCGCGCTGGAGCTGGAGGTAGGTGGCGACGGTGTCGTGGTCTTCGAGCTGCCGGTCGAGGTACGCCAGGATCTCCCGTAGGCGCGGCGCATCAGGCGGCAACTCGTTCACGCGTTCGATTCTATGATGGTGGGCGTGAACAGCAACCAGCCAGGCCGCTACCACCTCACCGTCACCGGCCGTGTGGCAGCGCAGGGCTGGTGGGGGAGCGAGGCGGTCGCTCGCGGCAAGTTCACGGAGTGGGTTGGCGACTGGGGTCGGCCTGGCGCCCGCGTCACCCTCGTCGACGAAGAGACCGGCGAGACCCTCGACGACTGGCCCGGCGTTGTCGGTGGCGGCTCGTAGCATTGCCAGCATCGTTGTCCGTGCATGCTCTGCCCGGTCAGCTAATCGAATGACGCCCCGCCGGTGTGATGCCCGGCGGGGCGTTGCGGTGTCAGGCGTCGGCGCCCGCGTGCCTGACGGCCTTCTTCAGCTTCATCTCGACCTCAACCCGCGGCATGCCCGTCTCGGTGGCGAACGCGGTCACGCGCGCCTGCACGGCCGCGGCCTGCTCGGGCGTGAGCGTGCGGGCCTGGATCGCAGCCCAGGCGGAACGTTCCAGCTCGATCAGGTCGTCGGGGAAATCAGTGTCAGCCACGAGTGGAGATCCTACGACGCGACGGTCACGCCGCCTTCACGCCGCCGGGGCGACGTCCCCACGCTCGACCTC